ATAGTCAAGTGATTCAACACCAACAAGTGAGTATGCAATTAACATACGACCATTGATATTGGTTTTGCGTTCTGAGATATATTTCCACGGAGATAAATTTCTAGCTTCATCTTCACCTAGAATCTTACGAAAACGATTCACCAAATATGGAATATCAAAGAACTTAGTATTCCAACCGGTAATCACATCAGGACATTTTGCCATCCAGAGTTGTAAGAACTTTTTACATAAAGACCATTCATCTTTACATTTGACATACATCTCATCACCTTGCGTCACATAGTCACCACAACCAAACACATAAGTTTGGCCATTGGTGTATGTTATAGCAATTGCAGTGATAGGTTCATTTGCAAGATAAGGATCAGGGAAACCATTTTCTGAACCAACCTCAATATCGACAATGCCAATTAAAATCTTTTCTTGGTCCCAGTCAACCATCTTTTTGTGTTGATCGGCAATGAATGCATATTCATATCTGGTGTTGCCATAGATTTTAACTCCACCTTGTACATTCGCAAACTGCTTAACGTAATCTCTTGCCTCGTGAATACCATCGAATGTCTTTTTGTCGAGGTACTGGCCATTCAAAGTTTTGTAATTGGTTTCACGCTTTGATGGAATGTATAAAGACGGATCATAATCAATCCGTTGTTTAATTCTTTTACCATCCATCACACCACGGTAAAGAATCTTACCGCCGATACTCTGAACGTTTGTGTAGAAATTTGCCATTAACCTGTGATAATTTGTGTTGAAGGTAATACGATACCTGAACCGAAAATTTGTTTGTAGTTACTAATAAAATCTTCAGCGGGAACATAGGAGTATACAACATGTTTCTTAGCAATTACAAGCTCTTGATCCGTTTTTTGTTCAGCGTGTAGTGGGAATGGTGCAAAACCTACGTTAGGTTGTCCGTCTTTGCCACGTACCACAGCAATACCAACAGTGTTCATTAAAATTAAAGATGTTTCATCCTCACCAACTTTTTCGGCAAGAACATCTTCACCAGTAATTAATTTAATTGCAATAATATCCATTTTTTTTATCTCCTAATGTTTACAGAATACATAAATACATATATGGTCGAAATTTTGACACCAAGTTCATCGACCATCAACGTTACACCGTTATTATACATCATGCAGTAATAAAAGGCAACAAGCTAATTAGGCAAATTTAAAAGGAATAAAAATGTTCAAAAAGTTACCAGTGTTGGTTCTTTTTGTTATGGTTTCATCATCAGTGGTCGCACAATCCGACCCTATCGTAACTGATTCGACTTCTAAAAGTTCAGTAACCTCCACTAGTGAGACTACTGTAAAATCACCACCACCTTCAGCAATTGCTCCAGGTATCACTGTAATCAACAACGATGTTTGTGCTGTGGCTGCTTCTGGCGCTGTACAAACACAAATCCTAGGCATCTCCGTAGGCGGAACTGCAAGAGATTACAATTGTGAACGTATTAAGTTATCCAAAAACCTGTATGATATGGGTATGAAGGTTGCTGCGGTTGCTTCACTTTGCCAAGACCGTAGGGTTTTTGATGCAATGATGAATGCTGGCACACCTTGTCCTGTTGATGGCAAGATTGGTTCTGAAGCCAAAGTGGTTTGGGAATCCGACCCATCACGTATACCTAAACCCGTTAAAGAATGAAAACAACACTAGCCTTTGTGCTGGTGATGTTTTCTTTATTATGTAACGCACAAAATGTAACAGGAAATCTGGTAACGGATCCTAACTTTACCAACACAACTGGTTGGACTGTCACGGGCCATGGATCCAATACTAGTCATCCTGTTGTGGGACCAGGTCAATATTCATTTGGAACACAAGGCTCTATTGCTCAATCTATTGCTATCAATAACGCATTGTCTGGTAGTGGAATTTCTGTAACGGGTATTCAGTACGGTTGGAGATTTGCTTTATACTGTAACAATCCTGTGGGTGGTAACTCTAACACATGCCAATCAGGCACCGGTGCATCAGATACATTGACCGCAAACGTAAATGTTACCAATAGTAGTGGTGGAACTATATTTGATAGAACACATAACTATAACACAAGATTGTGGGCGTGGGTTAATGAAGCACAAGATGTAAACTTCACCTCAACTCCTTTGGCGTCAATGGGTCATATCAACATGACATTTACTGGTACTGATGGTGGTGCGTCAACAGGTGATCCATACATGGGACCATCAATAAGTTCAGTGTATGCTAGACTGAAGTATGGTGTAGAAACAGTTGATCCTTGTATAACAGATGCTTTGAGTTCTCCATCATGTCCCGGTTATCAACAAGCATACACCAACCAACAGTGCGCTTCAAATCCTCTTTATTCAACATCTTGTTCCGGTTATGCAATAGCATATAAGACACAACAATGTTCAGTAAACCCACTATACGCAACTGATTGTCCTGGTTATGCAACAGCCTACAAGTCACAACAATGTTCTATAAGTCCTTTATATGCCACTGATTGTCCAGGATATGCAGAATCATATAAGACACAGCAGTGTTATGTGAGTGCTTTGTATGCAACAGATTGTCCTGGTTATGCAATTGCATATCACGACCAACAATGTTCTATAAACGCTTTGTATGCAACTGATTGTCCTGGTTATGCTGATGCTTATCTGAAATCACAATGTATCAAAGATTCGTTGTATAGTACTCAGTGTGAAGGATACAAGACTGCATATGCTATTAAGTATCTGGTCAATTTAAGTCCGGCTGTAACGAGTGCTGTTAACCAACAATTAACCACGACTGTTGAGATACAGAAAGCTGATCCAACTAACGTTGTATCAGCAACAGGTGATTCAACCGTTGATTCTGTTGTATCAGCACCTTCAACGACCTCTGTAACATCAACAACATCCCCAACGAGTGTAACTGCTCCAAAGGAAAATTCAGCAGCCAACTCAACAACTAATCCACCAGCACTTCCACCACCAGCAGCTAACAAACAGGATGACAAACAAGAGAAGAAAACAGATTCTCAAATGGCTTCTATGGAAAAGAAATCTGGTGGCAACAAAGAAAATGCTAAGAAGGAAGCTGGCGAAAAGGGTAAACAACTTGCCAATGAGATTGCATCAGCCACAAGTATTGAACAACAACAAGCGATTCAAGGTTCTCTGGTTGGTGTAATGAATTTTGTTCCAGGTTTTTCATCGTATAGTACTGCGTTGATACCTGATATAAACGGTTTAAAAATGGCCAAACAATATAATAAGCCTGTGATTGATAATTTATCAGCTCAGAGAAGAATGAGTGGTGCTAGTGATTCAAAATGGCAAGAAATGGTAGATTCACAATTCAACTTAGGAAAATAAAATGTCAGAAGAAATCAAAGATGTTAATGCTAAAATTGACGAAGCAGAAGCAGCAGTTAAGAAATATGCAAGTAAAGATACAGTCATCAGTATTGGTGGTTATGAATTTACACCAGCCAAATTGATGGTTGCGTTTACTCTTGCATCTTCATTGTTAGGTGGTTTATATGGTGCGTTTGAGGTCTATAAAGACTATCAAGGCATGAAGAAACGTATTGCTGAATATGTGGCACCAGACTTAACGGTGTTTGATAAACGTTTGGCTGTCATTGAAGAAAACTCAGGTAAGACTGCCGATTACACCCGTGATATCAAGAATGATTTAAAAAGTGATATTCGTAGAGTTGAGGGTGTGGTTGAAGGTGTTGAACGTGGTTCAAAACAAGCTCAACGTGAAAATGAAAATGAAATCAAGTCATTGCGTGTTGATGTTCGTACAAACCTAGACAAGAGCCGTGATGAGATGGACAAAACCAAACAAGTTATAGATGGTAAGATGGATAAGTTGTCTCGTGAGATGGATAGCAAGATTAAGCAAGCGTTAGATAACCCACTATCAAAGTGACATGACTATGCATAAGAAAATAGTAATCACCTGTGTACTGCTATTTTCTTCTATTATGTACACCGAGAACGCTTTCTGTTTACAACCAGAATATCTTCCGGTGTTACCTGTTCGGAATTACAAACACTGGCAAAAATTGGAAAAGGTTTGTGAAACGGGTAGACAAACTTATGGTGCAAATGAGTTTTTGGAAAACGGCAAAATCTGTCGTTGGATGTTGGTATCTTATTGGCCAGAGAATAAGAAATAATGGATCCGTTCACCGCATTTGCCATGGCTCAAGGTGCTGTTAAAGGCATCAAAGCTGCTATGCAGTTGGGTAAAGACGTAAAGGAACTGTACGGACAATTCAGTCAATTCTATTTGTCTGCGGATCAAGTTCATGTGGCCAGCACACAGATGCGTATTGCGGCTGTCGGTAAAACTGATGCACAAATAAATTCAGATTCATTAAAGATTGCCATGGCATCCAAGGCACTGAGAGATAATGAGAAGGAATTAAAAGACATATTGTTTTGGTCAGGAAATGCTGATGTATGGAATGAAATGATGGCAGAACGTACTAGAATGTCAAAAGAACGCCGTGCTTTAGAGAAGGCAGCTGAAGATAAGAAGCAACGTGATAGAGAAATGATGTATAATACTTTGATGAACGCACTGTTGGCAATTGGAATAATGAGTACAACAATTCCTCTAATAGCACTTATATGGCACCTTATCACGAAATAAACACACATATATATTATATTAAACAATTTATTCATTAAAAGGAATATAACATGGCAGAAGAAAAGAAACCATTGTCTCGTTCAGAACGTGAAGCACTAATTAAAGACAAAGCTGGATGGGTTATTACTGTATTGGCTGCACTACTAGCACTCACCACATATTTTGGTGGAAGTAATAGTTCTAAAGTATTGACGAATACAATCGAGGCCAATAATACATGGGCTTTCTATCAAGCAAAAAGCATTAAAGGTACGTTGGCTGAAATGGCATTAGATGATGCTGTACGTGTTAAAGACACCAAGAAGATTGAACAATTAACTGCAAAGATTGACCGTTACGAGAATGAACCAAAAGAAGGTAAGAAAGCTCTAATGGAAAAAGCACGTGGACTGGAAGCAGAACGTTCGGTAGCCAAAGCACGTAGTCCATGGTACACCTTTGCAGGTTCACTATTTCAAATTGCAATCGTACTATTAACAGCGTCAATACTGGCAGTTAATAATAAGTTATATGATGCAAGTCTTGTTGTTGGTGCTGTTGCAGCAATTCTATTGTCCCAAGCTATTTGGTTGTGGTTGCCGTTTGTAATTTAATATATGCGTAAACTTTTAATTATGGCCGCTTTCATGGCGGCATCTACATCATGGTCATCACCTATTACTGCACACAGTTGGTTAGTAACTGACGATAAAGGTAAAATAATACAAGGTGAGAACACAAAAGAAGTGCGTCCAATTGCATCTATAACAAAATTGATGACTGTTATGGTTGTACTGGATGCCAAACAAAATCTTAGTGAGAGACTAGGTAAATTTACTAGAAAAGAATTGATCCAGATGGCTCTGGTTCGTTCCAATAACGAAGCTGCAAGTAAGTTGTGTAAACATTATCCAGGTGGAACTTCCTCTTGTGTTCGAGCAATGAACTCCAGAGTATATTTTATGGGATTGTCTCAAACCAAATATGTGGATCCAACTGGTTTGAATGTTATGAATGTAAGTACTGCTGAAGAATTGGTGGACATTGTGCAAGAAGCAAGTAAATATCCATTGATTGTACAGTCTAGTAAACTATCAGAAGTTAAAATTAAGAAACGCAAAAAGTGGTTAGTGTTCAGAAACACGAATCCAATTATTGGTAAAAGGTATGACTTTGTTGTAAGTAAGACTGGTTACATCACCGCTTCAGGTGGATGCATCGTAATGATGTTAGACACCGATGTTGGTACGAGAACAGTTGTGGTACTAGGAAGCAAAAACACGCATACAAGAATACCTGAAGCGGAATTTGTTTTCAATACTTATAATTAACTGAATCGTTATTTTCTCGGTAGACTGAAGCACCATTTTTCAGGTGAAATCTACGAGCTAGTTCCGTCTTTGGACTGTAGGTAACATAATCAACAATATTTGGTTTGTCGGATTTCATGTACTTAACAGATTCGACAATCAATTCACGTCCAGCACCTGCAGCATAACTCCAAATGGTGTAGAACACCGCAACGGTTGGTGACACTACTGCATCCAATAATTCATCTATGGTAGATGGTATTGAATCGTGGTACATCACACAAACTATAGCTGACACCACATCATCGGTTTTTAAAACCAGAACTTCTGAATTTTTAGATACTCTTACGTTGCGTGGAATATCTGGACGAACTGGATCATCCTTTAAATATTCCAATAATGGATTTTCTAATGAATTTATTTTTATTAGAGTTTTCATTTTTTATCATTATTGGTTGCGGGCCTCGGAGTCGAACCGGAACTGAGGATTATGAGCCCACTGTGATACCATTTCACCAGCCCGCTATATTATTCTTTTACAACTTGTCTATTCATTATCTCATTAAAGGCTTCATCTTCAGCCTCGTCATCATCAATTTCTACTGGTGTTTTTCTTCTAAAGATTTCATCAAAGTTTTTACCATATGTTTCTTGTGAAACACTATATGGTCTTGCATTTGAACCTTTACCACCATCAGACATTTTATTCTCCGTAGATGTATGCAATATCTTCTACTTTTACAATAAAGTAATCCTTTACTGCTGCTGCTTTACCCCAATCAGGTTGTACAACATCACCAACCGATAATTCACTTGCATCAGGACCAACAGCAA